CTGCTGATCTGCCGATTGTATAGCCACCAACTCCGACTGTCAGGGGTGTCTATAATTCAGGCGTTAGGGGTATTGATAACTCAGTTCCAGTGAAAACTTCAACCAGTGGAAACACTAGAAAGTTAACTGAAACTATAGCTGTTATATTCATCATTAAGATTGGTCTCCAACTAGAAGCTATCCAACTTTCTGACTTCGCCTCAGCTAATATAATAGAACTTGCTGAAGCCTCAATCTGCTTTGAATTTTCTAATAATGCTAATCTAACTTTATTTTCAGCATCCATTTTTTTATCAGGATCAGGAATAGCTTCCTTAACTATGTCTCCGATCAATGGTGCTAGTGCTGTTATTAATGGTATCATGTAAATCTTCCTTCCCTAATCTTTGTGCATTTCCATCTTGTTGCTTTCCATTTGGGTAAATACTTTGGAACTTCTGAGCCAATTTCTAAGGCTCTCGCTTTGCAAGTTTCAAAGGTCTCATATACAACTGGATATTGGGTATTTTCTATAAACATACATTGAGTGGGATTGTTAATCATACAAACTGTAATCAATACCTTAAACATCCTGCCATTCACCAGTTCGCATTTGGTCAGCTAATTCATATGCTCTTTTGCCAACCTGAGATGCCCATTTGCTCTCGCCACCATTAGATCCAGTGACCATTTCTTTTGATGCAGTTTCATAGTCATCGTCAGATAATGCACCAATAAATTTTTTGAATTTTAATAGAGTTGGCTTGCCCAAATTAAAAGCCATATTAAGCACGACTGCCCTTCTAGTTTCATCTAACTGATTAAGATCGGAAGAGCGTCGTGTTGGGAAAGGGTGTACACATAGGTGGTAGCCGACACATAAAAAAAAAAAAGAAGCACATACAAGCCATAGAAAACAGCATCCATGTGACACGCATAGGCTACAAAAGGCATGGTGCAGAGAGTGAAC